TCCGAGGATTTATACCCTCCTCGTTGACAAGTTTATTATGCAACCCCAGCGCGTAACTTGTCATCTCTACGTCTTGGTTGAACCAGCCGTTCGCGTCTTGCCACGCTTGTGCCCGTTTATCAACCTCCACTGGCGGTGGGGTGGTTTCAGTTGCCGTTTTTACATTAGTTTCATCTTCTTGTAAAGCTGGTAACTTGAAATTATTTAGCCTCTCAGCCTTAATCTTGGCATTTGTTAGGCTTTCTTGCGCATTTAAGACCCCATCTGAGTCCCCAGCTTCATACGCCTCCTTATACTGCTTTTTAGCAGATTCTAAGTCTGTTACTGCACTGCGCTTAGCTTGCTCAAGTAAGGCTGTTTGGTTCTTGTTTACGTTGGATTTGAGTTTTTTATTCTCTTCCACAAGTTGTTGAGATAGTCTTTCTAGCTCTTCACGTTCACGAAAAGCCACTTCTTTAGCGCGACGTTCGTCGTGATAGCCCTTGCTAAAATGCTGTATCCGTTTACGCACTTTCTCTGAATAGTCTTCCAACTCGTCATCAGTAATGTCTTCTGGGGGATCAGAGGGTTTACGGTTGCGATCAGCCTTGGGCGTATCATCAACCACTTCAACCTCATATTCCTCGTCATCAGTATCCACTTCATTTTCAACGACAGGCTCAGATTTCTTAGCAGCGGCCTTAGCTTTCTTACCTCCAATGTCCACTTCGATAGCACTGGAACCCTCCACTTTGATGTCTTGTTTTTCTTTTGTTTCCTCCTCAGGAAACTCGTATTCTACTTTTTGAAAAGGCATGAGTTATCTCCTATACAGCCATGACGCCACGAGGATCGGGAATTACAGCTTCCACAGAATCATCGTTCATCAATCTAAATTCTTTTCCGTTAACCTTAAACCGTGTGCCTGTGTTCATACGGAACATCACATAGTCACCCTCTTTACACCAAGGGCCTTCGGGAAAACGATCTTTGTCTGAATAGGCATCTGCACCCATGTCTATAACAATACCCATAATCGACATGATGTACTCTTTGTGCATCTGGGTAGTTGTTTTAAGGAGGGCACTGTCGTGATAATATTCTTCGACATCAGGTAAAGCTATTAACAAACGATAGCCAGAAGGCTTGGGCATTTGTGCTTCCCATTCCTCATCACTAGGTTCGCGTCTGGTAGGGGTGGGGAGAATATCTAGGTTTGTTTCCGCCCCCATTTTTTCTTTTGGCGCATCAGGTACTTCAATAGTCTGAGTATTAGTCATCTTCTTCTTCCATATAGTTACGCGAGAGGTCCTCAATGTGCTGCTTGCTGGCTTCAAGACCCCGAATTAAGCCAACAATTTCTTTATAGCCCGCGAAGTCTTTAGCAGACCCCCCAGAAAGAAATTGAGTTGCAGACGAAATATCTTCGTCGAGTTTTTGTTTAAGCACGTCAAAGACGGTTTTAGCCATTATTTACCTCGTTTAGGCTCGTCAGCCATCATCTTCGCAAGCTCCAAATCGAGCTTGTTATTTCCTTGGCGACGACTTGCCGCCACGCGAACACCCTCTTTCTGGGCGTCTAGTTGTAGTTCTTGTTGATCCAGCTTTAACTTTTCAGCGCCAATCAAGGCATCAACTTGATCTTTCTGCGCCCTACGCTGCAAGTCTGCTTGTTTGATCTGCGCTTCTTGCTGATCTTTTGCTGCCTTGCGTTGGACTTCTTGTCCCTTGAGTTGTAGCTCGGCCTGTTTCTGCTGGAAGACAGGGTCTTGCTGTTGTTGTTCCGCTTGTTTCTGCGCAGCTTCTTGCTGATGCCCCTGCATAACTTGAGCGCCCGCTTCGGCTACCAGACGTGACAAATCCACTTCGATCTGTTCTGGCAGTTGTCCCCCCGGAGGCGGTAGTGACACACCAAGTTTTTCTTCGATCTGCTGGCGATACTGGAACCCAAGATGCTCTGCGATATGCGCTTGTAGCGATGCCATAATCTGTTGAGCTTGTGGGTTTTGACCAATCATCTGAGCAACCTGTGGGTCCTGCATAAACGACGTGTGCGTTGCAATATGCGCTTTCTGATCTTGGTAGATAAACGCCCGTATCGGCTTGCCAACCAGAGCATCCATGTTCTCGCTGACTGGATCGGCGGGCTTGGAGTCTTCTCTTATAGGAACAAGTTTGTCTGCGTTCTTCACACCTAACACCTCAATCATCTGTCGATGTAGTTGTGGTAGGTCATATATCTGAGGCGCTTGCTGAGCCATCTGTAGCACAGCTTGATACTGTACGACTCGTTGAGCCATTGTGGAGCTGTTAGGGTCACTGACAGGGATTACATCCACCATCATATAGTCTAGCTGCCGTGCGCTTATTTCGCCTCGTAGGGGCTGATACCCGTACTCTTCGGGCGCGTGTTCTGCCATGATAGCTTTAAGGAGTTTAAACTCCTGCTTCATAGTGTAGTGAACCCGCGCTTGTACTGCCGCCATTGGCTTGAGAGTTCTCTCCAATAACGCCAGTGTAGTTCCAACAGGAGCATTAGCTGACATATCAGAGATATTCATGTCAGAAATAGCACCCAATCTACGACCTTCAGTCGTAATCTGGTTCAACAAAGCTAAGAGAGTTTGGCTTGGCTCCTTGTAAGGAAGGGGCATAATATTGTCACGGATACTACCTGACGGTACGTCAACATCTTTCCATTCCCCCGGTTCAATGGGAGTATCATCTCCCTTGATACGCAGCCCTCGGGACTTTAATCCGCCGGGGAGATTCGACAGAGTACCAGCATCAACTAGCTGACGTATCAAGGAAGTCCCAGCCTTAGCATATCCACCAATAATATGAATAAGGCCAAGGCCATAAAAGCCAAATCCCGGCACATATACGTAATGTACGAAGTGCTGCCGCTTGAGCATTAGCTCGTCGTCTTCATTCCAATTACGCCGTATAGCAAGGACTTCTCCAGTACCACGTTCAATCGTAACGACGTAAGGTTTTGCTATCTCGTTTTCGTCTTCATCAATACCATCAATAATTAAATCTGCGTGTATTTCATAAATAGCAAAACGACTATCGTCAGAAATAGAGAAGCCATCATCTTCGGCTTTCTTCTCTTCGATGTCTGTATGGAACGGCTGTGGGTCTCCTAGTTCTACATCACGGTAGAAACTCCCTGCCTGCAATTTTTTTAGTTCGTTCTTGGTCTTGCGCATGATATGCGAGACACGTTCAGCTTGCTCAATCGTAGACGCGCCGTAAGGCACGATAACATCTTCTGCTGGGATATAGACCGCCACCTGACGCCCTAGGTTAGGATCGAAGTAAACCTTCTTAAACGCTGACCCTGCAAGCCCTAGGCTATACAGCATACGCTCGTGTTCGGGTCTGTACTCCACCATGCGCTCAGTAAGCTCATAGTTCATGTCAGCCTTTACGCGTTCGGCGGCTTCAATTTTTTCTTGTGTTTCATCCCCAAGAATTTTAACCTTGACAGGTCCAGCGGCGGGGAAAGTCTCGCTCATTGTTTCTGCTTGAAACCGGATAGCTGCTTCTGCTAGAACTGTAGAGTACACTCCACAAGCACCATCCCATGGGTCTGTACGCTCTTCGTATTTAAGTCCTAGGGTATCTAGCCCTTTAACAAACGTATCCGCCCACTCTTTTCGGCTTTCGATGTCAGCTTCTACAAGCCCTAACAAGTCACTAGATAATTCTTGTAAGTCGCCATCTTCCAGCATCTCTGCCAAGTTACCATCAAACCCCACGAGGTCAGTCTCATCCATGTCAGGGATTAATGTGATCTCGACACCCCCATCAGACAGCGTAACCATCTCAGGATCGACAATCTCTATCTCTAACGCAGAAGTGTCCATCTCTTCGACACCTTCTAATTCCTTATCCAAACCCTCTGGGGCTGAGTATAGCCCTTTTTCTATCGCCATAATCTAGCCTCTTAGTAAAACCCACCACGACGTTGACGGAAGTATTGTTGCTCTTCTGGCTCGTCAGTAGGTAGTCGAATAAATCCGCCCTGTCTAAATCGCATAAGCGCCATCACCGTTGAGTCCACTAAGTCATCATGACTCGTAAAGGGGAATCCAGCAATCTCTTCTACCACTTCTTCCGCCCATCTAGTAGGGGGTACCCAGCAAATGCCCGATGCCACAATATCTGCAACGGAGTTAAGTCGCGCTAACTTATCACCTGATCCTCTATGCGGAGTATACTCTGATACAGGCAGTCCCATTCGTCGCATCTCTTGATACAACGCGGTACCTGCACTTTTCTTCTCCACAATAAACGCGTCAGGTTCCCATTCAGCGTACTCTTCCATTGCTAGTGTTTTTAACTCAGGAAACTCCATACGCTTCTTTATACTGTTTAACAATATAATATTGTACGCATTTGTATCCTCGTTGAAGAAAACGCCCCAAGTAGTGAGTGCTGTATAGTCAGCACGGTTGTGTGTTTCTGCTGCGGCGTCCAAAGACATTATAAGGTATTCAGAAGAAGGGGGGCTATCTTGTTCCCACAGATTCCACCAGTCTCGCTTAACTATCGACGCTTCTTCAGACGTAGGATTCTGTTGGTACTGCGCGTTCCATTGGAACGTAGGCATTGATGCCTTGGTGCGTAACAACGCCTCCAAATCAAAGAACTCAGGCCATAGTGGTTTTTCCACATAGCGATTAGTTTTTTTATTTTTTACTTCTAGTATAGCGGGAAACTCTACTACTTCATATTGATCAGAGCGGTTGTTCTTTGCCATGTCGTTTGTAACACGCCCAGTCAGATCATCCATGTGCCATCTAGTTTGGATGATAGCTACGCTACCTCCGGGCATCAGACGAGTACGAGCACCAAACGTAAACCATTCGTATGCTCTAGCAAACACCTCGAAGTTCCCGTTTATTACGTCTTGTTCAGAATGTGGATCATCAACGAGCAATAAATCTGCGCCGCGACCAGCAAGAGCAGAGCCAATTCCACAAGCATAGTATTCTCCCCCGACGTTAGTGTTCCATCTACCTGCTGACTTACTATCCTGTGCCAACTTTACAGTGGGGAATACTGCTCTGTACGTATCTGTAGCTATTAAGTTACGTACTTTACGCCCAAAGTCCACAGCTAAATCAGTGGTGTGGGAGACCATCATGACCTTTTTGTTCGGGTTTCTACCCAAATACCATGCCGGATAGAAAATAGAAACAAGCTGGGATTTGCCATGTCTAGGGGGTATATTCACACAAACACGGTCTTTTTCCCCTCTTTCGATACCCATCAGCATTTCCGCTAGTATGCGGTGGTGCTTGCCTACAATAAACTCGGGCATCATTAACTTACAGAAGTCTATTAAATCGTCGTAGGCTGCTTTGTTTTGTTTGCGGTTGCCTAATTCCCCCGCCATTTTGTCTATTTCAGCTATCTCATCTGGCGAAAAGCTGTCTAAATTGTCCAACAGACGCTGAATATCGTCTTCAGAGAAGTCTAACGCCCCCTCACTCATCAGACTCGTCCTCAATACCTAATTCTACATCAATATCTATGGCCTCTGGGTCTACAAACTCCGCATCTATCACGTCTTCTTCTAAATTTACCAGCTTTGACAGCTTACTACGCAGGCTTTCACGTAGTTCATCAGTAGTTCTGTGGGTAATGGTGACTTCGGTCTTGTCTGTAAACAGCCCAACGTCCGAAATCTTACCCAAAAGCTCCAACGCCCGGATACGAACACGGGGGTCTGGGTTCTCAGTCTCTTCAATTAGCTTGTTTGTGACCAAATGACGAACTTGGACCGCGCTTTCAACGACAGAATGTCCGAATTGGGTGAGAATATTGTGGGTCATTATCAACGCGGCGGGTGGTAATGCCGCTGCTCGCTTCGTCGAAACCTTTTTAGAAGTCTTACTGGGGTCATCAGCGTAAGCTAAAATTATTTTAGCCGCAATTTCCTCGTCTTCACTAGTAGGTTCCACGTCTAGCCCGTGCTCTTTCATCATAGAAGCAGTATTACACGCGGCTTCGGCCCGTGCACGCAGGTCCATGTACGGAATTTCGTCCGAGTATGGTACACCAATCTCTGGTTCGAGCACTAAAGACATACTGTTTCCGCAGGTTGTTAACCGTTATTGCCGAGTTATACATAATAATTTGTTTTTGTGCAAGGAGGTTGGGACTCCTAGTGGGGGGTGTTCCATATATAAGGGGGGTGGGGGTACCAAACTCAGAAAAAACACAATCGTTCGTGTAAACTAGTAATATATAAGAGAGAGGGAGTCCCAAGCTGTGAAGTGGGCCATGGGGGAGGGGTAGGGGTCCGGCTCATGCTGTTTTGTTAGTGTGACACTAACACAGCCTATCGGATTATGTGTAAACTTGTCATCCTGTCAGTTTATCTATTGATTTGTTATCATGCGTTGAGTATGGTGTGCTTGTCTTCGGGAGGAACTTGGAGGCGTAACTAAAACAATCATAGGAGAATGACATGCTTATACGCACGTTGAACACAATAACAAAAAACAGAATAGCCAACGCGGTAAGACTTGGCATCAAGGCAGACAAGGCGGGCATTGCCGCACTCGATCTGCTAATAGCAACCGGGTTTGACAAGGTGACCGATTACGTCAGCCCTAAGTCAAACGGTTCAACCATTCATGCGGATGAATGGACAGCGCTCAAGGCAGCGATTGCCTTAGGTTTCACTAAGACCAATCAAGCATTGCTTGAGAAGCCTACTAAGTCCCTGACTGAAACTCAGAAGTCAGACAAGCGCTACTGGCAACAACAGCTCGGCGCTCGTATTGGCGACTTCAAGGCACAGCTCAGCAAGCGCTTGAATGATGTCGAGTCAGATGGTGCGGGATCACGTAACCGGACAATTGATCAGCGGGTCCGCGATAACTTGAATGATGTTATCAAAGTCTGCCAGTCGGCAGAGGAAGCAACCTTCGATGTGCCGGTGATGATCGACAAAGTAAACGCCGCCTTGGCGATCCTCAAATAGAGCGCTTGGTTGAAACAGAGAGGGGCTGGCAATGCCAGCCCCTCTCACATTCGAGAGGATCAAGACAGTGAAATACATTTATAAATATCTTTACTGGCGCTTTTGGATTGGATTACCCGCACGCCGCGCCCGTATTCGCGCCCGTGTTTTTGTTAGTATGATTCGACATTAGTTATATCGGCGGGAGCTTCGGCTCCCGCCTTTTTTATGCCCGCGCTTCGGCGCAATCGATACCAGTTCCTTATGTCGCGCCGAGCCTCACGTGTTCGTGTTACCCCGCGACACCTTACATTTTGAAGTCCCCGAGCCTAATGTTAGTGCGCCCCTAACAACAAGATACCAGTTCCTTATGTCGCGCCGAGCCTCACGTATGCACGACGTCACATGATTGCGCATAGCGCAGCCCCCGGACTTTGTTAGTGCCACACTAACACATGATACCAGTTACTTATGTCGCACCGGGCCTTTGTTCGCGCTAATGTTCGTAATGTTCGGCTAATGTTCGCTTTATTGACTTGTCAAACGTACATTTAGTTTTGATGCCATCGAGTGGCAACTACTGGCATGTGTTAGCATAACCTGCGTATCAGCTTTTGTAGTTTGTTTAGTTTTCTTATTATTATATCTATTGTTCTAAATATAATATATTGTATCTAATGGGTAAAGTTAGTGCGCCACTAAGCTTCTTTCAATGTTCGTTTCTGTGCGTCCTCGTCCACCCCCCACCCCGCTAGTCCTCACTTCTCAAAACAGCGAACAATCGAACATTGTATGTAAATCAATGACTTGCGCAGAACATTATACAGAACATTACACTAAACAACAGAACATTACACTTCTACACACGTCCTGACATCATTTGACATGTCTCACCATTTCCTCTATACTGGTTATGTTGGCGGGGGGTTCAACGGTTCCTCCTCCTGCCCTATGACAGGAAGCCTCTCGTCAACAACCTAAACCAAATGGCACACAGGAGAACGACATGACAAATGAAGCAAATGTTAGTGCCGCACTAACAAACGAACCTGCGGTTACAGCACCATCCATCGGCTCTTCATCTATGTTGGTAGAGTTAAGCATCAGTACATGGACTGGGCGCAAGCTAGACAAGCGTGCGTCAAAAGATGTCACCATGACCAACCATGCCGATGCAGGTATCGCAAACGTCCACAAGAAACTACTGGGCAATTGCGATGAACTCGCGGCGGTACAGAAGTTTACCGCTAATGTTCGTAACCTACATTACAGCATGACAATGCCGTGGTCTGATACTGGCCTTCGATTACTACCAACTGCTCAGTATTTCAAATACCACCAAGCCATGACCGAGGTTCAGAACGAGTACAGCCGAATGGTCCAGACCTTCATGGGCGCATATGACTGGGCGATCAGTCAGTCACAGGCACGGCTTGGCAACTTGTTTTCACACGATGACTATCCATCAGCGGAGAGCATAGCCAATAAGTTTAACTTTCGCTTCTCATATATACCGCTACCAGATGCAGGTGATTTCAGGGTGGACATAGGTAATGAGGGTAACGAGTTAGTACGTAAGCACTATCAGACCTACTACTCTGAGCAATTGACCAACGCCATGAATGACGTATGGCAACGAGCGTTCAAAGCATTGACCAAGATGTCAGAGCGTCTCGACTATGCCGATCACGAACAGAAGAAAGTGTTTCGTGACACGCTAGTGTCCAACGTGGTCGATCTCGTCGATCTATTGGATGTATGCAACGTAACAGGTGACAGTCAGATGTCAGCGATGCGCATGAAACTGGACGATACCCTACGTGGTGTTACACCAGACGCATTGCGCGAGGATGAATACCTTCGCGCAGAAACTAAACGCGCTGTCGATGATGTCATCAAAGCACTTCCATCAATTGATCTTTAATCAGTTAGTGCCGCACTAACAAATCAAGGGAGAAATGTCATGACTTTAGCAATTCAAATGTACGCACTTAGCTTAGACCAGATTGCAACAGCAATACTCAACGGTGGGCATAAGCGCACCATCCTTGTCCAAGGGCACATGGGTACAGGTAAGTCATCACTACTTACCACGTTATCACGTGACCTACCCAAGCACACACCGTGCTACTTCGACTGTACTACCAAGGACTTGGGCGACATCACCATACCTAAGATGTCCAAGCTAGACGACGCCGATTACGTTTCATACGCCACCAACGAGGAACTGGGCGCACACCACAAGACCCCTATCATTCTCATGATCGACGAGTATGGCAAGGCCAACCCTGCGGTGAAGAACGCGTTACTACGTGTCATGTTGGAGCGCAAGATCGGTGGGTACACACTACACCCTGACAGCATAGTGTTTGCTACAACTAACCTTGGGGCTGAGGGTGTCGGTGATCTAATACCACCAATCGCACGGAACCGGATCACGGTGGTCACCGCACGTAAACCTGACAACACAGAGTGGATCGAGTGGGGTATCAACAACGGTGTTGACCACACACTACTTGGTTGGTGCAAGGACAACCCCCATTTGTTTCATGGGTTCGAGGATGTCAAAGACCCCGATGACAACCCCTACATCTACCACCCCAAGCAACAACGCACCGCGTTTGTGACACCGCGCTCACTTGAAGCCGCATCCGACTGGCTCAAGACACGAGAGTGCTTCGATGATCAGACGTTAACAGGTTTACTCATGGGTACCATTGGTGAACGTGGCGCGATGGACTTGATGGCCTTTGTCAAACTGGCTGATCAACTACCGTCATTGCAATCTATCAAGGACGATCCCAAGAACGCCAAGGTACCAGACAGTGCCGCCGCCGTGTGTATGGTTGTTTACCGTACATTGTCCACGATGGGGAGCGATTGGATCGACTCATGGATGGACTACATGGTGCGTCTCGATAAGGAAGCACAAGGTATGTTCGCCAATGGTTGTAGTGCCGAGAAGTACGCGCACCGCAGGATCGTGATGACCAACAAGAAGTTTACTCAATGGGCGATGGACAACAACTACATGTTCGCCGCCGACAAGAAATAGGGAGAAGACTATGTTAGCAATAGGTAAACAACTTACCGCAGAGCAACGACTGTCCAAAGCTGTCGTTGACATCATGGGCAACCCTAAATATTTCGCTCTCGCAGGTGTCCTCATGATCGGTGATCGTTCAGTGGTGGACAACATACCAACGGCATGTACCAACGGGCGTGACGAGACGTATGGGCGAGCCTATGTTGACTCGCTCAACGATGCAGAACTACGGTTCCTTGTGCTTCATGAGGTTTACCATAAGCTGTATAAACACCTTACTACATGGCGACATCTGTACGACCAAGATGGAGAGCTTGCCAATCAAGCGTGTGACTATGTAATCAACATCAAGATTACAGATGACAACCCAGATGGTTGGGCAGTCATGCCACAAGGTGGGTGTCTCGATGTGAAGTATCGACACTGGGATTCAGCGGCAGTCTTTATTGACCGACGTGATAACGGCTCACCACAAAACGGCAACGATGACACCTGTCAAGATAGCATAGTACCCACAGGTGATAACGGCTCACCCCAAGATGGCGACGAGGGGTCAGGTGATTCATCACCTAAAGGTTTCGACAGCCATGACTGGGATGGTGCCGCCGAACTTACACCAGATGAGAAGCGCGAGTTAGCACGTGATGTTGACGAGGCAATACGCCAAGGCGCGTTGATCGCAGGTAAGATGGGCAGTGGTGGTGATCGTGACCTTGAGGATTTGCTAGCGCCGCAGATAGATTGGCGCGAGGTATTGCGTGAGTTTATTCAGACCACATGCGCAGGTAATGACTACTCAACATGGCAACGACCTAACAGGCGTTACGTGTCATCAGGTTATTATATGCCCTCCGGTGTATCCGAGAAAGTTGCCTGTATAGCCGAGCACAACGACATGTCCGGTTCCATCGGTAAGCGTGAACAACAGATCATGATAAGTGAGCTGGTTGGTATCTGTGAGGCGGTTAAGCCTGACGAGTTACACGTAAGCTATTGGGACACCAAAGTGTGTGGGTATGAGAAGTACGCTGGTGATGAACTGGATACGGTTGCGTCTAAGACAAAACCTGTAGGTGGTGGCGGCACTGACGTGCGTTGTGTACCGCAGTATCTTCGTGAGAACGGTATCAAGCCGCAAGCCTCTATCGTGTTTACAGATGGCTACATCTACGGCGGTTGGGGTACGTGGGATCATCCTGTGTTGTGGGTGATCGTGGATAACAAGAATGCCAAGCCTGATACAGGTAAGTACATAAACATAACATCAAGGGAGATGTAACATGGACTACCAAGAAGCATTGAAGCTAATGGAAGAAACTGTAGCGCATAGGGTGCACCAGTTAATGACTGAAGAAAACAGAAGCAAAGCAGAGCAGGGTGAAATGAATAGACGCGCACAACAAGTACATGATGCGTTCAACAAAATCAGAAACGGCTAAGTTTAAGGAGAACGACAATGGCTGGATATGAATACAAACTTGTTAGTGGCGCACTAACAACAGACCGTACAGTTAGTGCGTGGGACGGTATTTCTACACCCTTTGCTGAGCGGGTATGTAAAGAGTTACGTGTGAAGATGCACCCACGTGACTCCCAAAGTTACTGGATATACCGAGACGATTGCCCCTACGTGTTGGGGTGGGTTGGATATGGTGACTACCAAAAGGCTGGTGATGGTACGCCCATGTATGTGGTGCAAGCACGCACGATTGTGAACGGTAAGTATGCTGAGCACCACCACCAACAATTCATGAAGATGTCTACTAACTTCAACGTGGCAGTACGTAATGCTAAGAAGTTTATACGTATGATGTCACCACACGAGCTAGCAGCCACACGTCTACGAGACGCATCCAATGCAGTAAATGATGTGGTGGGTACGGCCTACACTAGGTTCGCCGAGACACGTAACGTGCTCGACATCAACGGCATCCAACCTGCTTTACTCACTGAACTACGTCACCTAATGAATAGTAACCACAAGTTTATAGATGCCATGTTTGGTGAGAACCTAGCTACGTTCTTTGCTAAGCAAGATGAGTGGGTTAGATTGAAGCAACGCACCGTGCTAATGCGGTTTATCCGTGTGTATGACCGCGCGGATCAGCAAGTGTTTGACGTTATCGACATCGACCCCGAAGAGTACGGGTATCAGCCCCGCAGCATAGCGATCAGTGGTGAAGCAAAACGGTACACGGCAGACACGTTACCCGAAGACATCATGCAGAAACTTTCTGTGCTCAATATCCTGCAAGCCAATGATTACGTTGATGATGTTGGCTTCTCTGCGGGCGACGGTATGTTCTATGTCGTACAATAACGACTTACCACATGATGATAACGTATACCGTATTTACGTAAATCCACACACCAACACTATCGAGGTGTCATGTATTGGTATGGAAGTTGACAGTGCAGCCAGTGGAGAGTACCCTTCAGTGGATGACCTACCTTTGTGGATGCAAGAGAAGGTTGCCCTACTGATGATAACCCCATTGGATAAGCCAATCAGTGAGGTTGAAGGGGTAGGCAGACGGATTGATGCTAATGTTTATTGGGTGTTCCGTAGGTAATGTTAGTGCGGCACTAACAAGCGGGGGGTGGTTCGCCATCCCCCGACTTTGATTTTGATACCAGTTCCGAGGAAATCGCCCGATGACACCAGAAGCAAAAGTTAAGAAGAAAGTAACGGTGCACCTAAAGACGTTAGGAGCCTATTACTTCTACCCAGTTACAGGTGGATACGGTAAGAGTGGCGTTCCTGACATCATTGGATGCTACGAGGGTAAGTTCTTTGGTATAGAATGTAAGGCAGGTAAAAATAAACCAACTCCCTTACAAGAAAAGAATTTATCTGATATAAAAGCTAACGATGG